AAAGGAGACTGGGAACACAGAGAAGAGTTCTTTGACATATTGGTAAAATGGTGTTTTGGGAGCCGACACGTGCCGAAAGGGATTACTGACGTAGGCAGGCTTCTCAACGATATAATGCTGTGGTTAATGGTCAGACCGTATCGTTGCAAAAATAAAAGCAGCTAGACTTTTATGTCGGCAAATCGTGGTATTTGCTTTATGATATTAAAGGTGATGTAGCTCAGGCAGGTTAGAGCGCTGTGTGTGGTGGATGGTTGGGAGTTCGAGTCTCTCAAGAAATACTCTTAGCTTAACGGAAGAGCACCACAAGCAGAGGTCAGCGGTTCGAATCCGCTCATCGCTTCAGGTTTAATTTAAAAGTATTATGTATGAAAGCTATAATTGAAATTAAAGATGTCTCCTTCCGGGAGATGGGAGACATCTTTATTGGCGGCAAGCCCATCAGGGATTGCGTGAAAGTGTTTGAAAGCTATAAGGTGATAACCTTCTTTGGTATTCCCGTTTGGAGGGTCACCCACACAGTGAATGAGTGGGATCCTGAAGAATCGACTTCAAAGTCTCATACGTAAGAGTGATTGTTAATGGCGGTGTCCCATCAATGAAATGTAGGATACACTGTTTTCTATGGTCCTCAATTCTAATAACACATCCTAGATTGATAAGGATGCGTTTACCGTCTTCGGTAATCTCAATAAATTTATTCATTTTCTTATTTTAAAATTAGACACTTCAAAAATAAGAAAATCCTCCGTTCCTTTTTTATTAGCGAATAATCTTGGATCGGAGGAACCTATTAATCTATTAATAATCAGTATGGAAAAAGAAATTGAAAGACGTAGTGTAATTGATGTATTACGAAATATGGATGTTGGAGATACAGAAATATTTCCCATCATTCAAAAGACCTCTGTAAATAATACATTGAGTTCTAGACTTTACATAGAAAAAGCAAAAGGAATGTCCTGGACAACAAGAACTGACGTTGAAAATGGGATATTTAAAGTTACCAGAACTGCATAATAGCTTATGGAGAAGATTAGAGGTGAAATGGCTGAGATCTTACTTGATAATATTCTCCGTTTGTTTTCGACAGAGATATTCGGGAAAGATAAGTCAGCATACTATGTAGGTGGTGAGAAGAAGTTGATTAGCCTCATTGAAGCAGGCAAGATTGAGAGTGATAAACCTTCAGTGGTTCAAAATGGGAAATGGCATTGTAATGCTGCTCAGGTATTACTTCATTGCCGATGTTCGAGAAAGAAAGTCAAACCTAAAAAACGGAAGAAATGAAATCATTGAAAATCGTTCATAACATTTTTACGGTAGCTGCTTTACTGGTAGCTATGTATATAGGTGGAGGAATCGAAGCAACAAGAAGTGATATTGCCTGGTCGTATATCATATTCTTTATTGTTGTTGTACTATTGGCTGTAAGATTCATCTATGAAGATAAAAAACAAAATAAAGATAGCCTGTGAAGGTTTGCATTGCTTAATTTTATTAGTCATGATTAGCCCGGTTCGCCGGGCACTTGTTGGGGTAGCTCAAGTGGTAGAGTGCATGTAATACATGAGGTCGACAGTTCGAATCTGTTCCCTGGCTCAACTCTTTTAGAGTTAAGTACCCTGTGAAGGAGAAATAATATTTGTGTTTAAAAATCAATCAAAGTAGCCGGAAGCGTTCGGCTACGAACCGAAGGAATGGTGGAATTGGCAGACACGCATACATATTGTGTGTGGTATTAAGTTGAGAGTGGCCATGCTAAAACTTATGTAAATCCGTCCCGGTTCAAGTCCGGGTTCCTTCACTGATATTTTTTTATGTTTAACCAATGATACCGGCGAAAAGGACGCTGTAGGGTTAAAGTCCCTTATTTGAGTTTTGAATTGTTCTAACTATCCCGGTGTGCTTTGAACAGCTATCCGGGAGCACAGTAGCTCGTGAGAGTGATATTTATTGTTTTGTCGTGTTTTATTTTGTGTTTGTGTTTCTAGGTGGATGGTTCGTGAGAATAGTTCACCTTTCTTTTTTATTTGGGCGGTCAGTACTCTGGGATGAAATGTTACTTCGTGTACAGAAGTAAAGAGATCGGTTCGATACCGATACCGTTCACCACGCATTTACATTATGTATAAATCGAGGGAGCCGTACACCCTTTAAGCGTAGCCGATCCATAAGGTACATTGGATTTTACTTTCGACATTTGCTTTGCTGCCTGTACAATACTGTACAGGCAGTTTTTGTTACTGAAAAAGGCGTTAAAATGGCGAAGTTTCTGTTTGTATAACTTGTCAATTAAAGATAACTTTACTGATGTAATCAATTAAAAGTCAAACCATTAAATTAGAATTATGACAACGAGAAAAACAACTGAACTAATGGCTCAGAAAGAAGAAAAGAAAAAGAACCCTATCAGACCGCTTCTAGCTTCTGAAATAGAATGTAGAGTTGGTAGTATGAAGCCTGATGGTTCTGGATGCTCCTTGCTACTTTACAAGGATGCTAGAGTAGACATGAGAATACTTGATGAAGTATTCGGAGAAATGAACTGGAAGCGACACCATGATGTCGTTAATGGAAATCTATTCTGTACATTGTCTGTTTGGGACGATGAAAAGAAAGAGTGGGTGAGTAAACAGGATGTTGGTACAGAATCCAACACTGAAAAAGAGAAAGGACAGGCTTCGGACGCCTTTAAACGTGCAGGGTTTAACTGGGGAATTGGACGTGAACTTTATACAGGTCCTTTTATTTGGATTACACTTGAAAAAAATGAAGTATATCAGAGCAAAACAGGTTCTCCTGCTCTATATACCAAATTCAGTGTGAAAGAGATTGGCTATAACGAGCAAAAGGAGATTATTCTTCTTGTTATTGTAGATAATAAGAACCATGTTCGTTTTGCTTATGGTAATACAAAAGAAAAAGTATATGATCCCAATGTTTCTGCTTCAAATGCTTCGGGCAAAGTATATACTGGCATAGACCTGGACCGTGCAATTAAACAAATGACTGGTGTTAAAAGCCGGGAAGAGCTTGAAAAAGTTTGGGCTGAACACCCGGAACTTCATAATAATAAAGAGTTCAGGGACATAACTATTGATATGCAGAAAACGTATCCACCTAAAAATTGATAATAATGATAGAACTAGTGAAGTCCTGTGTAGTTTTCAATGAGGAAAACCACACCTATATGCTCGGTGAAAAACAGTTGCAGGGTGTAACCGGTATGATTGGTCGGCAGTTGTTCCCTGATAAATATAAAGATGTCCCGGATTTTGTTTTGAAGAAAGCTGCTGCAAAGGGTAGTCTTATTCATAGTCAATGTCAATTTGCTGATGCCACAGGTTTACCGCCTGAGAGTATTGAAGCAGAAAATTATATCAGAATGAGGGTAAATGCCGGATATAAAGCATTTGCTAATGAATATACCGTTTCAGATAACGACTATTTCGCGTCAAATATTGACTGCGTTTGGGAGAAAGCCGATAAAATTAGTCTCGGTGACATCAAAACGACCTTGCATCTTGATGAAGAGTATTTGAGTTGGCAGTTGTCAATCTATGCTTATCTATTTGAACTTCAAAACCCGTTAATCAAAGTTGATAAGCTGTTCGGCATTTGGGTACGCGGTGATAAGCATGAATTGATTGAGATTCCTCGTAAGCCTGATGAGGAAGTCAAGAAATTGATGGAATGCGAGAAGAATGGAAAGCAGTACTTATCCAATCTTCCTGTTCCTGCTGATGACAAGTCACTTATACCATTGCAGCTTGTAAATACAATAATCGGGATTGAGGAAGAACTTTCAGACCTAACTGAAATTCAGAAAGTCTATAAAGAGAAACTAAAAACTGCTATGCGGGAGAATGGAGTCAAATCCTGGGATGCCGGGAGATTGAGAGTCAGCTACACACCCGCTTCTACTAGTAATAGTTTTGATACTAAGAAGTTTCAGGCAGATCACCCGGAGATTTATTCCCAGTATGTCAAAATAGCTCCTAAAGCTGATAGTATTCGTGTTACAATAAGGGAGGAAAAATAATGAGTTTAAACAAATTGATGCTTATCGGGAATGTTGGCAAAGACCCCGATATTAGAGTTTTGGAAGCTGGTTCTAAAGTAGCCACTTTCTCCTTTGCCACTACAGAGAAAGGTTATACCCTTGCCAATGGAACACAGGTTCCTGAAAGAACAGAATGGCATAATATTGTTGTTTGGCGTGGATTTGCAGATGTCGTTGAGAAATATGTCCATAAGGGAGATAAATTATACTTGGAAGGAAAGGTTCGAACTAGGAGCTATGATGATAGCAGAGGTGTTAAGCGATACACAACTGAAGTGTTTGTTGAATACATGGAAATGCTTTCTTCTAAGCCACATCAGGCACCACCGCCTCCACCTCTTCCAGAACAGACCACCCATCAGAATCAGAGTGAGGGAAATGAGTGTCCACCACCACCCACACCAACACTTGATGATTTACCATTCTAGTATATTATGGAAGCGACATTAACGAAGAAAGATGGCAAAGTCCAAATGGATAAGTCTTTCGAGTTCATGTGCAGCGCGTTACGTAATGGAGAATACACTGTAACCATTAAGAGAAAGACACAACCGAGGACATTAAATCAAAATGCTCTCATGTGGAAATGGTTTCAGTGTATTGGCGCCTGCTTACGTGAATACACTGGTGAAGAGTATTGGAGTACTGCTGATGGTGTACAGGATATACATGACCTGTACTGTAAGAAGTTTCTTGTAAAGCAAGTGCATGTGAATGGTAATGTAGAAACTATTGTGCGAGGAACAAGTAAACTCAATACCTTAGAGATGCATAATTTCATGGAAAGCGTGAAGATTGATGCGGCTGCTGAGTTTGGTATTACGCTTCCATTACCTGAAGACCAACACTACTTAGATTTTATTCATGAGTACCAAAACCGGTACTAATTAATCCTTTTATAATTTATGATTGCAAATTTGAGAAACTACGAACCCGAGACAATCGAGTTTGTAGTTCCCGATTCTATTCGGGAAAAATTTCCCCCCTGTTTTATTTCAGGGTTCTACGAATGTAGATGAATTGATAAAGTTGGTGAATGAGCATTTCAATGCTACATTTCCTGAAAGTGAGGTGACACAACGTTTACTGGATGAATTTGAGATTTCCGAAATTCGTGAAGAGTATTGCATCAAGCAAGAGAATGAGGTCCCCAAACGCGAACGTGAACTGTTGGAAGCCATTGAACGTGCGAAGAAAATTAAGAGTGATGCTCAAGACAGGTTAGCTTCTATTAAGACTGAAATTAAAGACCTGGCTGCCGAGGTCAAAAAGGGGACGAGGGAGTATCATCTTTCAAGTAAGAATACGATCCGGTTTGCTCTTGATGGATATTTCCTGTATTATTCATGGGTGAACGGTGAGTTTAAGCTTGTGAAAGCTGAAAAAATTCCTGATTGGGACAAACGTTCTCTTTGGGCACAGGAAGATCGAAACAGAAAAGCGATGCTTGATTTGTTTGGTATTGAATATCCTGAAGTAGAACGTCCTATTGATGATACAGAAGATTATGGGGACAAGTTCGAAGAAGACCTGTCTGATAAACTTCCTGAAGAAGAACCGGAAGACGATGAGTAGATTGCAGCACAAAAAAGGCAGGAAGTCCAACTATGTGAAGCGGCTTGTGAATAATCCAGATTGGGAAGAAGCCAAGCGTAAAATTCGTATTAGGGACGGACATAAATGCCAGATGTGCGGTAAAGACTTCAATTTAGAGATTCACCACAAAACATACAGGGTTAACGGAAAATCAATCGTTGGTCATGAGCTTGAACATCTTGATTGTCTCGTTACCCTTTGTGGTGACTGTCATTCGAAAGTTCATAAATATCACATCAAATTATGACATACCAGTTAAGAGACTACCAAAAAAGTGCTAGTGATGCAGCGGTCAGCGTTTTTAAATCCAAGGAAAAGAAAAACTACGTGATAGTTCTTCCCACTGGTGCCGGGAAGTCCCTTGTCATTGCCAATATAGCTGCACGGATAGACGGGCCGCTGATAGTGTTCCAGCCTAGCAAGGAAATACTCGAACAAAATTTTGCGAAACTTCAATCATACGGCATATTCGATTGTGGAGTTTATTCAGCTTCTGCCGGAAGAAAGGATATCAATCGTATTACGTTCGCTATGATTGGTAGTGTGATGAAACACATGAGTTTCTTCAAACATTTCAAGCACGTTCTGATTGATGAATGTCATTTAGTGAATCCGGAGAAAGGAATGTATAAGGAATTCTTTGAAGATGAGCAAAGGAAAGTTATTGGGCTGACAGCGACTCCTTACAGATTATGTTCAGGAAGAGGTGGTGCTATGCTTAAATTTATAACTCGTACCCGGCCAAAGGTTTTCACTGATGTTATTTATCACTGTCAGGTGAGTGAACTACTTGCTAAAGGATTTCTCGCAAGTTTGAAATACTATGATATTACAAAGTTGGATTTAAGTAGAGTCAGGACTAATTCTACTGGTGCAGATTACGATGAAAAAAGTCTTCTGCAAGAGTTTGAACGTGTGGACATATACAAAGATATAGTTGGATGGACAAAACGTCTGTTGAACCCCAAATCGGGCATACCACGCAAAGGTATTTTAATATTCACGAGGTTTATTCGTGAAGCTGAAAAACTGGCTTCCGAAATTCCTAATTGTGCGATCGTTAGTGGTTCTACTCCAAAGGAAGAAAGGGCACGAATTCTGAAAGGTTTCAAAGATGGAAGAATAAAAGTTGTTGCTAATGTTGGCGTACTTACAACCGGATTCGATTACCCGGAGCTTGATACGGTTGTTCTTGCACGTCCAACCAAATCCCTTTCCCTCTATTATCAAATGGTCGGTCGTGTTATTCGTCCCTGCCAAGGTAAAGAGGGTTGGGTTGTTGATTTGAGTGGGAATTTCCGGCGTTTTGGGCGTGTTGAAGAGTTACGCATAGAACAGCCTGAAAAGGGAAAATGGTGTATAATGAGTCGTGGCCGTCAATTAACCAATGTAGTATTTTAATTATCATGTGGAGAAATTACAAGAAGAAAGAAAAGAAAAAGCCTCTTTTCGAGGTAGAAGGTGTTAAGGTCAAGAAGAAACCTGATCTTGTCGATAAACTAGACAGAATATTTAGTTTATTCATCCGTTATCGTGATACGATGCCTAATGGATATTTTCAGTGTATTTCATGTGGTAAAATAAAGCCTTTCAATAAAGCAGATTGCGGTCATTACATCAACCGCCAACACATGAGTACTCGCTTTGATGAAATGAACTGCAATGCTCAATGTTCACATTGTAACCGCTTCATGGAAGGAAATATTCAGGATTATCGCAGACGTCTAGTTGCCAAGTATGGTGAACGAAATGTGCTGATCCTGGAAGCCAAGAAAAATGTTACTAAGCAATTTAGTGACTTTCAATTAGAAAAGCTGATTACTCATTACAAGGAAGAAGCGAAAAAACTGAAGGAAGCAAAAGGTCTGTGAGTTTTATTACTAATCGGAGTATAATCCCTTAAAATATGGAAAGAAATTCATTCATCTTTTATAAAGGGTGGAGAGAAGCAATCAAGGATTTGCCGGATGATGTCAGGCTGGAGATTTACGAAAGCATAATTGAGTATGCGACAACGGGAAATCTTCGGGGGTTGAAACCTATGGCAAATATTGCTTTCAACTTTATAAAGATAGATATAGACAGGGATACTGAAAAGTATATGTCTATTGTGGAAAGGAATAAGAGCAATGGTTCTAAGGGGGGACGTCCGAAAAGTGAAAACCCAAAAGAACCCAAAGAACCCACAAAACCCACTGGGTTATTTGGAAACCCAAAAGAACCCACAAAACCCGATAATGATAATGAATATGATAATGATTATGTAGATGATAATGATTCTCATTTAAAAAAGAAAGAAACTTCTCCTAAAGGAGAATCAAAGAAAGACGAGCTTTCTTTGTTCCCCGAGGAAAAGATTGATTGGGGTGGGCTAATGGATTATTTTAATTCCACGTTTAAAGGTAAACTTCCTGCTATAAAGTCCATAGATGCAAAACGAAAGAAAGCTATTAAAGCACGTGTCGCACAATACGGGAAGCAAGCTATATTCGATGTGTTCCAATTGGTTTTAGACAGTCCTTTCTTGCTTGGACAAAACGATAAAAATTGGAGGTGCACTTTTGACTGGATATTCTTGCCTACAAAATTTACAAATATTTTAGAAGGTAACTATAATGGAAAACGAACTGATACTGCGGCCACAAGAAGAGAATCGGTTAGCAGTCTTACGGACCTCGCCGAAGAACTACTGCAAAGCTCTATGCCCAAAGAAGGTTGAAGATGTATTTCAAAGTGATGAACCTTCTATTGGCACTATCATAAGAAAGTTTGGTGAACCACAGGCTAGAGCAGTGCTGGTCATATTGATAGCTGATGCCTTGGAGTTTTTCAATGTTAGTAATACAATGTCTGCTACCCAAGTTGCTACTACAGTAGATTTAATCATTGAAGAATATCCCTATATGAAAACTGATGATTTTAAACTGTGTTTCAAGAATGCAATGAAAATGAAATATGGTGAAAATTACAATCGTATTGATGGTTCTATCATTATGGGATGGCTTCGTGAATACAACAAAGAACGTTGTGCTGTTGCTGATAATCAGTCATGGAATACTCATAAGGCTAAATTGTCAGGGGAAACGAGTTTTACAAGTGGCTTGTCGTATGAAGAATACCGGAACGAACTCAAACTTAGAGTTGAGCAAGGAGATGAAGAAGCTGCTAAAGCGTTAAGTCTCTCAAATGAAATAATCTCTTATCTAAACAAAAGAGAAAATGGCAAACAAGAAGCAGAAGGTGACAATTTACTGGAACACTAGGCATATCAAACTTGAAGATATTCCAGAAGTAAAAAGAAAAATACGAGAACGATTTAATATCCCTGACTATACTACTATTAATGGAGAAACTGATTGTGAGATTTGTGAGGGAGATATGCAGCTTCTCCAGGAAACTGAAAGACGGGGCTTCATTCAAATACGTAATAAGACTGAATAAAAATGATGAGGTATCTGTATATATAACCTGTCGCTTTACTGTAAATAATAGAGGATAAATGAAATAATGTGTGATACTATCAGAATAACAATTAACCCCAACTAATATGATAACATTGAATAAGCTTGCTCCTTGGATATTGAAAATTATAGAACGGCGTTTCCGTTTGAATAAAAATACTTCCAAGAAGGCTTTTAGCTTAAAAATATCTGCTGCATGGAGGAAATTAGATGAATTGTCGGATTTGCCTATTGATAATATTGATGGTCATCAAGAATACAAGAAAAGGGCAGTTGATATTATTGTGATTACTGTCGCTTTTTTACAGCATTACGGATGCAGGGACATTGAAGGCGAAATTAAGAAGATTATAAAAATGTCTTCTGAGAAGCTAGAATAACCTTAAAAATGCTATTGCTCATTGTTTGTGTTACTGATTTATAAATTTAGAGTAACTAAGCAGGGGAGAAGTAAGGGTTAGTATTTTAGTTAATAGAATAGAAATGAATATAGAAGAAAAAGCAAGAGAAAGCTCTATAAAAGCAGGGTACAATCCTAATATCGCTGCTGATGCAGTAGGGCAAGCTGTATATGAATCAGCATATAAGGTAGGTGCAAACGATATGAGAAAACATTCCATATTAGTCTATAGAAGCGTTTGTCCTTCATACAAGGTTCAATCTCGCTATGAATATGGAAACTATTCTCATCGCCAAGAGTGGAAAACGAAAGTTTGCGACATGAGTCGTCAGTATATGAAGAAATTAATGGAAAAATTTTAATTCAAATTAATCAATATTGAATATTAGTTTCAAATCCTCAATCGTCAGAATGTGATTTTTATCTCTATGAATCATACTGTGACAATTGGGACATACAGGAGCTAAATCTGTTTTCGGATCAACAACTTGTTCACCTGTTTGGGAAAGTGGATTAACATGATGTACATGAATAAAACCACGTCCAATTTCACCATATCTTTCAAGGAAATTGAATCCACATATACAGCATGTATAGCCATGAATGTCTAAGGCTTGTTGGCGTAACTTTGGATTTCTTTCATATTTAGTTGAATAAATCTTTTTCGTTTTACCTTCAGTAATGGTAGTCGTAAATTCTGTTTCAACCTTATCTATGTTGTAATTGATATTGGATAGTGACAATATTTTATCATATATCTCTTTGGTTGTGACACGTACGGCATCTCTCCAATAATTGCTTTTACGTGAATCTGGGATTTCTTCTAAATATTGTCCATTATGATCCTTTATAAAAATAGGTATGTCGAATGCTTGGTAGTTTATTATCTCGGAGTAATAGTCATTTTTAGTTGATTCAGGATCGATATATTGATTGCCTATTTCTCCTATACCGAAATAATATGGTTTTGCAGTTGGACGAAACTTTTCATATTTTCTATCCTGTAAACGACCTTTGTAATAGATGATTTTAGTACCAGGTTTTAATAGTCTTAGATAGCGCTTTGGATGATGATACAGTTCTCCTGTTTTGTCTTTCCATGCAGATCGGTCGTTTTGTGTGATAATTGAGTACATTTTATTGGATTTTATTTTAGTCCTACAAATATAAAAATATAATTTTAATATATGACTTTAGAAAGGAAAATACAGCAATCAATAGATTTCCTTCGTAGTATGGAACGTGACAATCCGATGTGTTTAGGCTTTTCTGCTGGTAAAGATAGCGTTGTTATTCTCGATCTTGCTGAGCGTTCCGGTATAAAGTATAATGCGTCTTACGCAAATACGACGGTTGATCCACCTGGCACAATCAGTTTTATAAAGAAGAACTATTCACAGGTTCAGATACTTCATCCAAAGAAATCATTCTTTCAGTTGGTTGAAAGCAAAGGACTACCCGGCAGAATGAGGCGTTTTTGCTGTGAAAAGTTAAAGGAACAATACGGTATCGGTCAGCGCACAATCGAAGGTGTGAGGGCAGAAGAAAGTCAATCGAGGGCGTTGTATGAGCCAGAGCAATGCGATACACGCAGATGGATGAAAGGTGCGAAACATATTCTCCCGATCCTTAATTGGTCAGAAGCCGATGTATGGAACTACATTCGTAAAAATGGTCTTCCATATTCCAAGTATTACGATGAGCCCTATAATCTTTCCCGTCATGGCTGTATTGGTTGTCCCCTTGCCGGTTGCAAGCAGATGCAGGCAGAATTTAAGATGTTTCCTGGTTATGCCCGAAGAATGATTGTCGCCATTGAACGATATATGAATAATAAACCTGACAATGCGCTTGCTAGAAATTTCAGCGATCCATACGAAGCCTTTTACTTTTACATCAATGAAATGTCGATGCAGGAGGTTAGGCAGTTGAAAAAAGGACTCTTTCACTTTAATGCGAAGGAGGTTATACAGATGAACATTTTAAATCAATTAGAGTAAAACCAAGATAGATATGAAGAATATGAAACAAGTAACCCTTGAACTTACCAGCTTTTCTGCTTCAATTAGTAGGCAGCTAAAGAAGCAGAGAATAGATTTCGATCCTAACAGGATTAAAGAGTATCAGAAAGATGCAGATGCCATTAATCGACTATATTACAAAGATTTGCTTTCAGCCTCGCACTGCGATGATATGCGTCGAAAATTAACGGACAGAATTATCATAGAACTATAGTTCAAAATGAATAAAAATCTGAATAAATATGAGCAAGGTGGCAATCAAAAGAAAAGCAGGCATGAAGCCTGCTCATATATAGTTTTAGAATAGTCAGAAGAGGGGATTCGAACCCCCGGGTCCCGAAGGATCACCTGATTATCAGTCAGGCGCTTTAAACCGTTCAGCCACCTCTCTAGGTGCAAAGATTGTAATAATTTTAATAATAAAAAAATGTGGCAAAAAAATGTAGCAGAGAATGTGCAGTTATTTTATAGATATAAATAAAGCTATAAGGGAAATCAATATAGCTAATAATGAAAGAAAGTGAGTTCTCATCTCAGAGTCTCTTTGACGAAGTTCCCTAACTCGTTCTTCTGGACCACAAAATTCATATGGGTCATAGTATGGATTTAATTTTAAAAAAAAAACGATAACCTTTTTCATGGAAAATATATTTATATGTGTCACAATGATAAAAAAATAATTTGAGACGAAATAAAAATGAAAGATATAAGTATTGCATTGATTTATGTTGTTTTTTTCTTAGGGGTATATACGATTAGATTTTCTACCTCAAAGGTCTCTTCGGGCATATTAAGAAAATCATCATCATCCATCTCTATCATCTTTGTATACATGAGACTCATTCCGCATGTAAGAATGAACGTTTTGATGACGTGACGACAATCTTCAAAGAAGAATGATGATGTGGAGATGTATATTTCGTAATAACGCCGCACATCAGCTCCTTCAAGATATTGGTCAATGATTTTGAAGTTAAAAGAAAAGGCTTTGCATAATGCCCTTACATTTTCGGTGTGAAAATCAAGTGTGCCATTGTCATATGTAGTTTCAAAACGTACTACTTCGATTTTGCTAATGGGAGATACTTTATCCATAAATTATAATTTTAGTTTGATAGCTACAAATGTAGCAAAACTATTCCGGTTCGTGATGATTAGGAATAGACTTTTTTGAAATGAATGTAAAACAAACTGAATATGAGCGAAAATTCTATTGTTATTCCTCGGAAGTTGATTCATTCAGGAAAGAAGAGAGCATATCCATCAAGTTTTATTTGGGATTGTCCTTTATGTGGACATTGGAATATTTGGAATACAAATAAACTGATAGGAAAGACAAACGTCAAGTGCATGGAATGTTTAAAACCTTTTGTTTTAGACAAATCCAATCCTAAAGAGGAAATTATCAGAACTAAGAAAATGAAGTCTATAATTAATTGAATAACAATTTAGTAATGAACATTGGATTAATCGACGTGGATGGTCATAACTTCCCCAATTTCGCCCTTATGCGGATATCCGCTTATCACAAGGCAAGAGGTGATCAAGTAGAATGGGCTACCCCTTTCAATCAATATGATAAGGTAATGGCAAGCAAAGTGTTTACTTTCACTCCTGATTTTAATTATCTGACGTTAAATGCGAATGTAATTGAAAAAGGTGGTACTGGCTATAACATTGCAAGCAGGCTTTCTGATGATGTGGAAAATAGTTTGTTGATGGATTACTCCATTTACCCCCAGTATCCTTTCTCTATTCAGTTCTTTAGCAGGGGCTGCATCCGGAGATGTCCGTTCTGCTTAGTTCGAGAAAAGGAGGGCTATATACAAACTGTTGAACCTGTTGATTTGAACCCGATGGGAAAATGGATTGAGGTGTTAGACAACAACTTTTTTGCTAATCCTGAATGGAAATACGCTGTGGATTATCTATTGAAGGCTAAACAGCCTATAAAGTTACACGGTGTAGATGTCCGAATCATGAATGAAGAGCAAGCCTACTGGTTGAATAAGCTGAAAATGAAACAGAATATCCATATTGCATGGGACCTGCCACAGCTTGATTTGACTGATCGGCTGAAAGAGATGATTAAATACGTGAAGTCATATAAAATCACCTGCTATGTACTGGTAGGTTTTAATTCTACCATTGAGCAGGATTTGTTTCGGCTTAATACATTAAAGAGTTTAGGTATTACCCCATTCGTCCAGCCTTACAGAGACTTCACAAACAATCGTAAGCCTAAACAGTATGAGTTAGACCTTGCGAGATGGGCAAATAAGATGTGGTTGTTTAAGTCGTTTGATTTTGCCGACTTCTCACCACGCAAAGGATTTAAATGTAGTCGGTATTTTAATTAATAACGAAAGTAGAAATGAATAATATTAATTTGAACGTCCTCCGTGATAGGGCATATAAAATCGCTTGTGAACATGGGTTTCATGATGAAAAATTGAGTAACGAACATTGCTTTTGTCTTGTCATTAGCGAGTTGATGGAAGCTGTGGAAGCAGACCGAAAAAGTAGACACTTTGATAAAGAACGGTATAAAATCGGTGAATATGCCGAGTGTCAAGGGTGGCTAACGAATGAAGAAAAGTTTATTAACGTATTCAATAGATATATCAAAGATACCATTGAAGATGAGTTTTCCGATACTGTTATCCGTCTACTTGACCTTGCTGGGATGCGCAACATAGAACTCTCCATGATGGACTTGAATAGCGATACTATTGATGATATGGCAGAAGCTTGTAGGAATAAAACATTCACAGAAAGTATATATGATATATCTGTCCTATTCCAGGGAGATACAAAGGTTTATATGACTTTCATACAATTGTCAATGACATGCTGGAGAGCATCTTTGGATTTGCGAAACATCTTAAAATAGACCTCATCTGGCACATTGAGCAAAAGATGAAGTATAACGAACTCCGTGAAAAGATGCACGGGAAGAAGTATTAACTCTCATAACCAATTAGAAATGAGTGAAATGAAAATAAAGCGATTGATAAACGGAGTCGAAAAATCCTACATTTTATATAGAAAATATTGCGTTAAAATAGCGATAGAAGCCCAAAAGTATATAGATTGGGATAGAGATATAGGTTGTGAATACTTTCCTTCTGATGGCGTTTGCCTGACAACAACAGACGCATACGTTTGTCCGGCTGCTTCTTTCTTTGGAGTAATTAAAGAGAAAGGGAAGATTTCTCAATCGGAGTTTAAAAGTATTTGTGTTTGACTAATAACAATATCGTAATGAATATAGAGGAAGCAACATCATTTGAAGATATTTCCGACAATAGACCATTAATTGGAGACTGCCGTGTCTTCTATTCGAATATCCACTCTCTTAAGGAATTTGGCAATTATAGTAACTGCCAGGTATTTGTGTACTTATTCGGAAGCGATGAAGGGCAAAGGTTATGGATGTGCTTTGTTGAAGATGCACATAGAGATATTTACAAATTATTCTTTGAGTACCTAAATAATGAACAAAAGTTTGTTTTGGCTGCAAATATCTTGGAGAATAAGGATTTAAAAATGGCAGCGCTTTAATATAATTCAAATCAAGAAAATTATGAATGAGAAAGAAAATTTTTTCTTTATGGTATATGTAGAGGGTGAACATACCCCAGCGTATAAACACAGCGATCTGACAAGTGCGGAGGCAGAGGCTAAAAGATTAGCAGAATCTTTAAATAGAAAAGCTTATGTTCTTTGCTCTATAAAATCCTTTGAAGTAAATAAGTTTACGGTAAGAGATTGCCGCCCGGCGTTGGGTGATGATCTTCCATTTTAATCAAACTAAGAAAGATATGAGTGAATTAATAAAAGAAGCTATTAAAGAAATCAATCATAGCTATGCAACTATAGTTGATGGCGAGTTGGTTTATCAAAGGAGTGCAATGCTTAATATGTTTCGTAAAGGTGCAGAATGGCAATCCGGACAATCTCTGTGGATTAGCGTAAAAGACCGATTGCCGGATGATAACGAAAACATTATCATCATGTGCGAGCATGGCGCGATATTTAATGGTACATATTGCAATGATGTATGGCTCTGTATGGATGGATACATTCACGATACTTTCAGAGGTGAACCTATTTATTCATCCATGGTAAGTATTCCACCCTTATGGAAGCCAGTTGCGTGGATGCCGATACCGAAGTTTAACGAATAACAAGAAAGTAATGAAGAAAAAAGAAAAACAATCAATCACCATCATTTTCAAGGAAGATGATAATGGGAAAATGATAGCATATATCGGAGAAATGAATTTTACATGCAAAGCTGTAGATATAGCAATAATCGATAATGCTATAGTCAAAGTTGCAGAAATATTAGATAATATAAAGATAGTGTAAAAATGAAGGAATCACATACAGGCATTGGTATCTGTCATTGTTACCAATGCCGGATGAAAAAAAAGAGTTGCAGTACATCGGGGCGTAAATCGCTCAAGAGAGCTATTAATAAGTTTCGTCGCAAACAATTAAAAGTAGATGAAGTAATCAAGCACAACCGCTTCGGTGGGTATTGGGCGTAAAACCAATTAGAGATGAAGAAAATAGTAATTGACGGGGTTATTTATAGTATTAAAAATACAGACTTCAAAAAACTAGAATCTCTTGTTGCTTCCATGCAAATAGCCCCCATAGACGAAGAACTTGAATATTACCGAAAGTACATAAAATATTGCGAGGATGTTAAATCAAAGTATGGAGATGGTGTACCTGTAGATGGAGTTTATTTTACTAATGGATAATTATTATGAGTAAAGAAAAACAAATATGGGATACAGTAAGCCATATTTTGGGCAACTATGGAGAAGAAGTTGACGGAATATCTATACATGAATCCGAAAAAGCTGAAAACGGAGAACTTCATAGAAAGATTTATACCCATCATGGATACTGCTTTGAATTAACCTGTTACACAGATTGTGATCCGGAAGACATTGATAATATTGAAAACGGATGTGTGTATTGCTTCAGTGAACCGTGGGATGGATTCAATGAGGCTGGTATTGACAAAGCCATTGAAATATTAAAAGGTATAGTTTAATTCAAATCAAGAAAGAAAGGAAGTAAATAATGGATTTAGAAAGTGTACTCAACGCTTTACCTCGCTCCATTAAAGTTAATAAGATCGAGTATAAATTGATTATTAGTACTAATCTTGTAATACAAGAGAAATGGAGTGTTTTATATGCTCCGAATACAATTTGCCCTGATATACCGGAGCATGAATCAATTAGTGATGATCTATGTATTGCAGCCTATGATATGCTGCAATGGTGCAAGGAGAATAAATATGTCAAATGATTAATAACAATGAAGTAATGAACATCGGATTAATTGACGTTGACGGTCATTACTTTCCAAATTTCGCTCTTATGCGTGCCTCTGCATATCATAAGGCAAAAGGCGATCAAGTAGAATGGGCTACACCTTTCAGCAGATACGACAAGGTGATGGCAAGTAAGGTGTTTACTTTCACTCCGGATTTCAACTATCTGATATTGCAGGCTGATGTAATCGAAAAAGGTGGTACCGGGTATAATATTGCAAGCAGGCTTTCTGATGATGTAGAAAACAGTTTGTTGATGGACTACTCCATTTATCCCCAATATCCTTTTTCCATACAGTTTTTTAGCAGGGGATGTATTCGGAAATGCCCGTTCTGCCTCGTTCGTGAGAAAGAGGGATACATTCAGACCGTTGAGCCGGTGGAGTTGAACCCGAAAGGAAAGTGGATTGAAGTGTTAGACAACAACTTTTTTGCGAACCCGGAATGGAAAAATGCCGTAAGCTATCTTTTGAAAACTAGACAACCTATAAAGTTACATGGCGTAGATGTTCGCATAATGGACGAAGAACAGGCGTATTGGTTGAATAAACTAAAGATGAAACAGAATATTCACATTGCTTGGGATTTACCTCAAATAGATTTGACTGATCGGCTGAAAGAAATGATCAAGTATGTGAAGCCTTATAAGATTACTTGCTATGTCTTGGTCGGCTTCAATTCTACCATTGAGCAGGATTTGTTTCGGCTTAACACATTGAGGAGTTTAGGTATTACTCCGTTTGTTCAACCCTACCGGGATTTCACGAATAAAAGAAAGCCTAAACAATATGAGTTAGACCTTGCAAGGTGGGCAAATAAAATGTGGCTGTTTAAGTCATTTGACTTTGTAGACTTTTCGCCTCGTAAGGGATTTAGATGCGATTATTATTTAAAGCAATTTGCGTAAAACTAATAAAAATGAAAGCAATAACAATAAAACAACCGTGGGCCTCTTTGATAGTTCACGGTATTAAAGACATTGAGAACCGTACTTGGCCGTGTCCTAAGAAATATTTAGGGCAGAGGGTACTGATTCATGCAAGCGGTAAACCTTTGAATTACGATAATTTCTATGATTCAATACTTACCAATGAGCAGTTATTGGCATTACCGGAAAACAAAGAGTGGAAAGATTTTAGTTTTTGTACAGGCTCCATTATCGGTAGCATTGAGATAGTGGATTGTGTACAGAATCATTCTTCCATCTGGGCTGAAAAAGAAGTTTATAACTGGGTATTAGCTAATCCAATACTTTTTGAAAGTCCTATTGAGAATGTAAAAGGTAGACTTTCTTTTTGGGATTATCTTGGTATCAAATAAGTAGAAATTGAACGTTCTGAATGCGGAAGTATAGAGAAAACTGTTGAATAATACAACCACTCTTTTCCCTATATTCTTGTACAGTTACAATAAATATAATAATTGGGTATATAATCATTTGTTTGTAGAATCAGCTATAAATTCATGAAAAAGAGAGTTAATAGTCTGAATTACGATTTCTTTTTCTGTATCATATCCAGATATAGGAAGTTCGAGGGCAATAATGTTATTGAATATATCAAATTTCTTTAATAAAGAAATTGTTTTGAGAGTTGATTGCGAGCTCATTGAATTGAATAGTATGACTGTTAACTCATCTGAGGATAATTGTGCTCTAAATATTTTAGAATAGTCATTGGGGTATTTAAAATTTTGGATTGAATCCAACAGATAATATATGTTTCTATGGTATTGCCCTAAATATTGTCCATATTGCCCATATAAATAATCTCCGACATTTCTTATGAACTTATAGAGCTGTTGGTATCTTTTTTCTATACAAATCCTATTACAGATTGATGCAACAATTATACGATACATTTCATGAATTTTGCTTGACATTATTATGCCTTTTATTTCGTATATAGTATCGTAATAATATTTGGGATCCCTACTTTTTAATAATACATTTAATTCTGTAGTTGAATGAACTCCAAACTTAGTATAAATCTCCAGAAATGCTTGCTCGTCTAACTTACTGACTTGTGTTAATTCTGATGGAAATTTTTCTCCATCTTTTATAAAATGATATATTACATAAGCATAGAATAATGAACGCGCTTCATGTGCGTATGCTTTGAATGCTTCAATTCCTGTTTTCTCAATTTGGTGTTCAGTATATTTGTTGGTGTCGACTTGATGCTGATATAATCCCAACAAATTATAAAATGTTGACCTTTCATTATCAATTTGTCTATTTATTTGTGAGTCTTTTATTGTATAAAGTACTCCAATGAAAGCAAGTAATCCTGTAATTGAACCTAAATAACTGCCGAAATCAGCAAAATCATTATGATTATAGGACAGTCCGTGATGAAATCTATATACATATACTAATATTAATATTAGAGTAAATATGGCTGTTGCAATTAATGCGTATTTGATTATATCTATTTGCAGTCTTTTCATTTTATTTGATTTTATATTTTATACAGCTACAAATGTAGTGTATTCTATTTTGAAGTTAATGTTTTTTTGAGTTTTTTACTAACAATATGTTGAATTTGGATATACGAGAGTTTGATATATCCTTTATTTTTTTGTGATGATGAGAAGAATGATTGTAACCGGCAGTGAGGGGTTTATAGGAAAAGCCCTTTGCCGCGAATTGACAAAAAGAGGTGTTGAAGTCATAGGACTTGATCGAAAGTCTGGTACTGAAGCCACAAAAGTATGTGAGCTCCTGAAAAATGGGGGTATTGATTGTGTGTGCCATTTGGCGGCGCAAACTAGTGTGTTTAATGGAAACCTGGAACAGATCAGGAAGGATAACATTGATACTTTCATGCGAGTAGCTGATGCTTGCAATCAAAATCATGTGAAGTTAATATATGCCAGTTCGTCAACGGCTAATCCGGAGAATACCACTTCTATGTATGGAATAAGCAAGTATTTCGATGAACAGTATGCATCTATCTATTGTAAGGCTGCGACCGGGTGCCGGCTGCATAATGTATATGGACCTAATCCGCGAAAAAGAACTCTTCTCTGGTTCCTGATGGAAAAGGAAAACGTGTCATTATACAACTGTGGTCAGAATATCCGGTGCTTCACTTACATAGATGATGTCATTGAGGGGCTTATCTATTCGGTGGGTTGTAACCGGCAACTTATCAATATTTGTAACGTCCAACCTGTGACTACTATGTATTTTGCTTCTTTAGTAAAATACTACAAACCGCTTGAAATTGAGCTAATTAATGAAAAACGGGATTTTGACAATTTAGAGCAGTCGGTGAACCGGGATATCTATTTAGTACCTTTGTCTTACACATCTGTCGAGGACGGAGTAAAGAAGATCTTTGATGAAAGGAAAGGGAAAGATATGTCGTATTGATGACTGGGATAAGCCGGAAGCGGTGAAATATAAGAGCTGGTCTCATCAGGAACGGTTATGTGATCTGAAAGAAAAGGTATCACTTCATAAAAAGGGTGATATCTATTACATCTCCCAGTTCACCCGTTCCAAGACTGGTACCAGCTTTTCAGAAATTAAACAGTCGGAGGAACTTGCATCATTCTTTGCAGAGAGAGCGTGTGAGTTTCTCCACCGCTTCATAGTAGGGGGATATGAAGGATGGTGTATAGTCACCACACCGCGACGGAGACACAACGAGGGCTTTCATTTTTCAACCTCTATCTGTACGAAAATTGCGGGGGCGGTGAAAATACCATTCTATGAGAATGCAATCCAGTGCCTAACTAAAGATAGATTGAATCCAGAATTCTTTCTTCTTCGTCCGATAAAGGAAAAGAAAATAATAGTGTATGATGACATATTAACAACTGGCAGCACACTGCTTGCCACCTATGAGCTTTTAAAGGATAGAGAGCAGCTTCTTTTTCTCGTAGGAATAAATAACAATTGATATGGGAAAGCAAGAGAAACCATTAACATTCAAGCAAGAGAAATTCTGTAAATACTACGTTGATACAGAAGGTAATGCTAGTGAAGCATATAGGATGTCTTATGATGCGTCAAAGATGAAACCTGAAACGATTTGGAGTGCTGCTAGCAGATTGTTAGCCAATAGCAAGGTTAGTGCAAGGATAAGTGAGATTAAGCAACAGAGGGCGAAAGAGACTGAAGTAGAGAGGAAAACGGTCGAGAAGGTATTAATGGATATTGTACTCGCTGATCCCGATGATTTACATTATGTAGACCCTGTTACCGGGAAAACAAAGATGAGAAGTCCGTCCCAACTTCCAAAGCGCGCCCGTAATGCGTTGAAGAAGATTCAGAATAATAGAGGAGTGGTTAATTATGAGTTCAACGGCAAGACAGAAGCCGCCCGGATTCTTGGTGCCTGGAATGGATGGGAAGCCGATAAGAATGTCAACATCAAAGGTGGAGACGGAAATAAAGTCGGTGAACTTCGTATCGGATTTGAAGATAATGAGAATTCGGAAGAATAGAACAATTTGAACTGCAAAATCCGGTATTCATCCTACGGAGAAACCTTACTTTTAGAACAATATGGTTATAAATTATAAGAAGCTAAATCCTAACGGATTCTATCTATTGAAGTACTTGAATGATGAGACTATCCGTTTTATCATTCTCTATGGAGGTTCATCTTCCGGTAAGTCGTATAGTGTGGCACAAACCATACTGATACAGACATTACAGGATGGTGAGAACACTCTTGTCATGCGTAAGGTAGGAGCTTCTATTCTCAAAACCATTTATGAAGATTATAAGGTCGCTGCGATCGGTCTTGGCATCTCCCATTTGTTCAAATTTCAACAGAATACTATTAAATGTCTGGTAAATGGTGCGAAGATAGATTTCTCCGGTCTTGACGATCCGGAGAAGATAAAAGGTATCTCTAACTATAAGCGAGTTCAGTTAGAGGAATGGTCAGAGTTCGAGCATCCGGATTTCAAGCAGCTACGTAAGCGTTTGCGTGGTAAGAAAGGGCAGCAGATTATTTGTACCTTCAACCCGATTAGTGAAAGCCATTGGATAAAGAAAGAGTTTATTGATAAAGATAAATGGCATGATGTACCGATGACGGTTACCATTGCCGGCAAAGAGTTGCCGAAAGAACTTACCAAGGTCAAATCCGTAAAGAAGAATGCACCCAGGCAAATACTTAATCTTCGTACTAAGCAAATCGAGGAACAGGCACCTAATACAGTTATTATCCAATCTACCTATTTGAATAATTTTTGGGTGGTCGGTAGTCCTGACGGTACGTATGGTTTCTATGATGAGCAATGTGTTGCCGACTTTGAGTATGATAGAGTTCACGATCCGGATTATTACAATGTGTACGCATTGGGAGAGTGGGGTGTTATTCGTACCGGTAGCGAGTTCTTCGGTTCGTTCAACCGTGGCAAACATTCCGGTGAACATAAATATATCCCGGACCTGCCTATTCATATATCAGTAGATAATAACGTACTGCCATATATCAGTGTGTCGTACTGGCAAGTAGATTTCACTACCGGTATCAAGGTTTGGCAGTTCCATGAGACATGCGCCGAAAGTCCAAACAATACAGTAAAGAAAGCCTCCAAACTTGTTGCAAAGTTTCTGAAATCTATCCAATATTCTGATAGGTTATATGTACATGGTGATGCATCAACGAAAGCGGCAAACAGCATTGACGATGAGAAGCGTTCCTGGATGGACTTGTTCATAGACACATTGCAGAAAGAAGGGTTCGAGATTGAAGATAAGGTAGGCAACAAGAATCCGAGTGTTACTATGACCGGTGAGTTTATCAATGCTATCTTTGATTGTACTGTTCCCGGTATAGAGATACACATTGACGAATCATGTTCGGTATCTATTGAGGACTACATGAGCGTACAGAAAGATGCTAACGGTGCCATTCTTAAAACTAAGGTCAAGAATAAAACTACCTTGCAGACTTATGAGGAGCACGGACACCTGTCTGATACGTTCCGATATGTCGTTGTGGATTTGTGTAGTGAGCAGTATATAGAGTTTAGTAACCGGCGAAAAAGAAACTTGTATGCTTGTAATGGCACTATTAATTTCTTCAATCCAGATACCGAATGTAAATACACTAAGAAGATTCTATATGTGATGCCGAATGTTAATGGGAAATTTGTCCTTATACAAGCGTTTAGATGTGGAAATAAATGGCATGTTGTTGATGTCGTATTTATGGATACTACTTCAACAGAAGATATACGTTCTTCTATTTTGTCCCATGAATCTGATTCATGTGTAATTGAATGTACAGATGCTTATTTCCCTTTTATCCGGGAACTCCGTTCTAGTACAAACAAGGAGATTCGTGTAATGAAAGAGTTTCCGGATGTAGATAAGCGTATTGCTGCAACATCTGATTATGTGAAAAATAGTATTCTTTTTTCTGCATCAAAAGTAGAATCTGATACGGAATATGTTGCCTTCATGAATAATCTGATGGACTATAATAAAGATAGTGAAACAAAAGAGGCCAGTGCTGTTTTGAGTGGGCTAGTACAGTTCGTTGTAAAATTAGGTTTGAATTGAATTGCGTTATATGTGATTGAAAATAAGGATGTTGTATTGTTGATATTATGTTTTCGTAATTTCAAGATTTTAGTGTTTTGGAAAACGGTTTTCCTTTTTACTTAGTTTTGCTCAAAAAGGAACCCAATGAATATTTTTTTTGATAATCTATTTGGAAAGAAATCTAAGACTAAAGGTGAAGTTGAAATAGTTACTTCATCTGAAAATAAGGATATAGATACTCAAAGTGGCAAGGCTGAAAAATGGTCAGTTGCATACATTGAGGACCTTACTAGTCCTATTGTAGCGGGCAGTAACTATCTAACGCTATTCAGTACGATACCTGAAGTCTTTTTCCCGATCGATTATATTGCATCGCGAATTGCAGGTGCTAATTTTCAATTGAAGAAAACTAAGGATGACAGTATAGTATGGGCGAATAAACGAATGAATGGCATACTTAGTCGTCCTAATTGTTTGATGCGTTGGAAAGAATTGATTTATCAGCACCATATTTATAAATTGTGTACAGGGAATAGCTTTATTCGTGCCGCTATGCCTGATGTCTTTTCTACAGCTGAAAAATGGAGATATTGCGATAATTATTGGGTGCTACCTTCTGATAAGACTATTGTAGAACCTGTTTACGGGAATATACCATTGTTTGGCATTGCCCAAACAGAAGATATTATTCGTAGCTATCGTTTGGAGTATGGTTGGAATGGTAGTTTGGAAATTCCTCCATACCAAATATGGCATGATAGAGACGGAAGTGCAGAGTTCTATTCAGGGGCTATGTTCTTGAAGTCCAAAAGTCGTCTTGCTTCCCAAAATAAGCCAATGTCAAATCTAATAGCTGTATATGAAGCTAGAAATGTGATTTATGTAAAGCGGGGTGGATTGGGCTTTATTGTAAGTAAGAAAACTGATGCTACCGGTTCAATAGCGTTGACTGACGATGAAAAGGAACAGCTTTTGAAGCAAAATTTTGAGAAGTATGGTGTAAGGAAGGGCCAGGTACCTTATGGTATTTCAGATGCAGACATTGACTTTGTTCGTACTAATCTTTCTATTGCAGAGTTACAGCCGTTTGAAGAGACTTTGGCTGATGCAATAAATATTGCAGGGGCATACGGCATCCCTGCCGTTCTTGTTCCGCGAAAAGACCAGTCCACATTTAGCAATCAGGCTACTGCTGAAAAGAGCGTATATTGTTCAACTGTTATTCCTATGGCCAAACAATTCTGCAAGGATTTTACAGCTTTCCTTGGTCTTGAAGGAGGGGGATATTATTTGGATTGTGATTTCTCTGATGTTGATTGTTTGCAGGAAGGATTGAAAGAATCCGAAGACGTAAAGACAAATATAAATAAACGTTGTCGTGAACAATTCTCATGTGGGCTTATAACACTCAATGACTGGCGTGCCCAAATAGGCGAAAGTATGATAGAAAATCCCTTGTTTGACAAATTGAAATTTGATATGTCAGATGAGGAACTGGATAAAGTAAATCGAGTTTTTAACACTAAAAGTGGAGATGAAAAAGATGGAAGAGAAAATCAAAAGCCTTCAGTACAAGACAAAGGCAAATGATGTTGATGAGAAGGGTATCGTTACCGTTGCGGTGAACGGTATCGGTGTGAAGGACTCACAAAATGACATATCTATGCCCGGCTCATTCAATAAGACATTGAAAGAAAATATTGGTCGGATGCGTTGGTTCCTGAATCATCGTACAGACCAGTTGTTAGGTGTTCCGTTGAGTGGTAAGGAAACAGAAGGTAATTTGGTTATGGTCGGTCAGTTAAATCTTGAAAAACAGATTGGCCGTGATACGTTAGCTGATTATAAGCTGTTTGCAGAGAATGGAAGAACCCTAGAACACTCTATCGGAGTAAAAGCCATCAAAAGGGATTCTATCGATCCTTGTAAGGTGCTTGAATGGCGTATGATGGAATATTCAACATTGACAAGTTGGGGGAGTAATCCACAGACGTTCCTTGTGAATATCAAGTCTGCTACTGCTGACCAGGTAAAGGAAGCTGTTGATTTCGTCCGGAAAGCGTTCTTGCAGCATGGATATAGTGATGAACGTTTAAAAGGATACGATATGGAATTAAGTTTATTACTGAAGAGCCTCAACGGTGGTGCCGTTGTCTCATGTCCTCATTGTGGTTATCAATTTGATTATGATGCAGAAACAGAGCATACCTTTGCCCAACAGGTATTAGATTATGCTGCTGATTATCAGAGATGGATAACACAGGACATTGTAAGGGAAGAAATGGAGAAGCTCACTCCGGAGATTAGAACCCAAGTAATTTCTCTTATTGATTCTGTCAAATCAGAAAAGAAAGAATTTACTCAAAAGGGTCTACAAGACCTTATGAATTATGTAAGATGTCCCCACTGTTGGGGAAAAGTATATCGTTCGAATGCTATTCTGCAAAACACTTCTGAAAATACCACCGGAAAAAATGAGCCGTCTGTTGACACTCAAGAAAAGAATGACGGGGAAAATGGGAACGATGAAGTAACGATTAAAGCCGCTGATAATGGCACTTTACTCGATTTCAAGAGTTTGAATAGCTGTTTCGAGAATAAATAACTTAAAATTTAAATTTTATGCCTAAAAAATTTACAGTATCAGATTTTAATCTGAAAACAGACGGTCTGCCGGCAGAACAGAAAACTTTCATGGAAAACATTGTCGGCATGATGTGTGAAGTAGTTAACAAGTCACTTGAAGGATTTGCCTCACCGGAGGAGGTAACGAAACAGTTTGGTGACATCAATAATCTATTGAAAGCCTATGATGGAGAAAAGTTCCAGCAATTGGTAAAGGACAACGAGCAACTTGTAGAACAAGTTAAAACTCTAGGTGAAAGTATCGAGAAAATGAAGCAGAAAGGTCTTTCTATGGATACTATCAACAAGTTCGATGAGAAGTTGAACGAGATGCTTGATTCTGAAAAATTCAGAGATTTCGCAGAAGGAAAAACACGCAAATCAGGAGAATTTGACGGCTTCTCCTTGAAAGATGTCGTTTCCATGACTGACAATTACACCGGTGATTTGTTGATTACTCAACAACAGAAACGTGTTGTGACTCAGGTTGCCAACAAAAAGTTGCATATGCGTGATGTATTAACGACGTTGACTGCTGATCCTGCATACCCTCAACTTGCCTATGCACAAGTATATGCTTTCAACCGCAATGCCCGTTTTGTAACAGAGAATGGGCGTTTGCCTGAATCAAGCATCAAGGTAAAAGAGATACAGACAGGAACTAAGCGCCTTGGTACTCATATCCGTATCTCAAAACGTATGTTGAAATCAAGAGTGTACATTCGTTCCTACATCTTGAACATGCTTCCTGAAGCTGTTTGGATGGCAGAAGACTGGAACATCTTGTTTGGTGACGGTAATGGTGAGAATTTGCTTGGTATTATTAATAATACTGGGGTGACTTCTGTAGAGAAGATTATCAGTACAGCCATTGTTACAGGTGCCGCCGGTGCTGTAAAAGCTATTACCGGATATAACGGTGATAAGGATGTGATTGTAGAGTTTGCAGAACCACAGGATTTGATTCTTGATGGAATGAGTATCACGTTCGCTGGTGCCGCTGTTCTTACAGAACTGAACAAAACACACGCTCTTGTGAAAATGGAAGATGGTCGTATCCTTATTCCTGGTGTCGCGTTCTCCGGTGCTGAAACGGCTACGGATAAAATGACATTCAGTGTTCATGAAGCCGGCTTTAAGAACATTGAGGAACCCAACTCTGAAGATGTAGTGAAAACAGCTTTCGCCGCAATGACATATGCCCAGTATTTTCCGAATGCTATTATTCTAAATCCAATGACTGTTAACGGTATGGAATCAGAAAAAGATACGACAGGACGTAATCTTGGTATCGTTAAAATGGTTGATGGGGTGAAATATATTGCCGGTCGTCCGATTATCGAGTATGGTGGTATTCTTCCAGGTAAGTATCTTTTAGGTGACTTTAACCAAGCCGCAAATTTGGTTGATTATACCACTTTGACACTTGAATGGGCTGAAGATGTGGAGACCAAGCTTTGCAATGAGGTTGTGCTGATGGCACAAGAAGAAGTTATCTTCCCGATTTATATGCCGTGGGCTTTCGCTTATGGGGATTTGGCCGCATTGAAGACTGCAATAACTAAAGCGTAGGATTATGGATTACATACTTAGAGGTAACGATAAGGATGTAACCAATGTGCTTAAAGAGCAACGCATTCGGATTAATAGAGGGATGATTCAACTCATCCCTATTTCCGAATGTGGTCTTGTTACAGAAGAAGATGCCCGAAAGACATTGGAATGTATGCTTGCAGAAAAAAATGAAGAGATTGGCAGGCTTACTGCATCCATTGCAGAGAAAGATAAGACAATTGTTGAACTGACAGAAGAGCGTGAAACAATGAAAGCTCGCATTGCAGAACTTGAAGTACAGGTGCCTTCTGATGAAAAGAATCTTCCGGTTGCCGATTCAAAAGATTTGCAAGAGGAAGATGCCAAGGAGGTAACTGTTACAGATGATAAAGCCGTTTCCGTAGAAGATGAAAAGAAAACCGGGAAAGGCAAGACTTCTAAATAACTATCGCTATGTTGATTGATGTTTCATATTTTATGTCAGGTCCCAGGCATATTGAGAATGTTTCGGTCGCTGAAATGCCTTCGCCCCAATCTCTTGCTGTGAATGAGGTGATAAATGGGTATATTAAGGCATTTCAGCCCGAATTTCTCCGGAATGTTGTTGGTGTGACTCTTTCCCAAGCTATCACAGATTATTTGGAGCTTATTGAACGGGAAAAGGAAGATTCTTCAGATGAAGTTGATATTTCAGAAGAGAAGGAAGCCCCCCAGTCCGGATATGCAGTATTATGCGAGAAGCTGTGTGAACCGTTCGCTGACTATGTCTTTTATCATATTCTTCGTGACGCAAACACCCAGGCTACAATAACCGGGCTTGTCCGTTTGAAATGTGCTAATGAATATATAGCTCCTTTGAAGAGACAAGTAAGCACATGGAATAGCATGGTAGAGAAGAATAAACAGTTTGTTGAATGGGCTATGTCGAATGATTGTCCTTTCGATGTGAAAATAACCAAGAATCTTTTGACCCCAATTAATGCTTTCAATTTATGATAGATTTAGATATAACAGAACTGTTTGAGGAGATTGTAAAGGAACTTCCAGAAGGGCTTGAAATTCTCTATCCAAATGGGAAAGGGGGAACTAAAGTTATGAAGTCCCCAAGGTTGAATTACATCTTCGGTAGCAGTCAATATATCAAAGATATTTTAGATGAATACAGTAAGTCTTCTGCCCAGTCTGAAAGGAAGTTTCCATTGGTTGCACTATTCACTCCAATTAGTGAGGATAGAGGTGATGCGGATTATTTTTCAAAAGCAAAGGTTTCGTTAATTATAGCATGTTCTTCTTGTAAAGAGTGGAGCAATGAGATGCGCAGAACCACATCTTTTAAAAATATCCTTCGGCCAATCTATAAACGTTTATTGGAAGTATTATATGAAGATTCTCGGTTCGACTGCGACTATGACGAAAAAGTGAAACATAGTTATTCAGAAAACTATTCATATGGCAGATACGGAGCCTATACAGATTCCGGTGAGGCTGTGAGCGAGCCGATTGATGCCATAAATATACGCTCGATGGAAATAAAAATTAATAATCTTAATTGTAGAAGAAAATGAGAAAGATTAGAACGTGTAAGGGTTCCCGGATGAACACTGGTAGTTCTGCTTGTAGCATTGACTGGAAAAAGGTCAAAGGTGCTATCTTGACAGAACATGGTGTCAAACTCCCTGCTGATATAACAGGTGAGAAGTTGCTCGAATTGTGCCATGCAGACCGTCCCGGGCGTATTTACCCTATTTTGCCATTCCTGGAGTATGCCAAGAATGGTGGAGAGCCTCAAGTTAATCCTGTAGGGTACGGTGCAAGTGAATACAACGGGCTTAGCGCTCAAACAGACACCTTCACTTTGAAGAAATTTGATGAGGTTTTGAATGCCCAGCTTCTGAAATGTGCCAATAAAGGATGGGACGTTTACTTTTGGAATCAGGATAATATGTTGATCGGTTATAATGATGACACTGATATCCTTGCCGGTATTCCGATGTCTACTGTTTATCCGACCGTGACACAGTACCCGACCAGTAGTGCTAAGTCTGCGATGACTGTTAGTTTTTCACATGAAGATGTGGAAGACAGCCAATTGCACTTTGACTACGTGCAGTTAGACTTCAATCCCAAGAATTTCGTTAAAGGCTTGGTTGATGTTGTGTTTCAAAAGTTGGAGGCCGAAAATACTTACAAAATAGTTGAAGTTGTTGGTGGTTATGACCGTACAGAAGAATTTGGCAGTCTTATTGCTGATGGTGCTGCTGAAGTTATGAATAACGTAACTTCTGCTACGTATTCGGATGGTATCATTACCATTGTTCCTAAAGCTGGGGCGGTTCCTTCGTTGAAAGCTCCTTCTGTATTGTATGAAAAAGGAATCAGAGGTATTGAGCAGGTGTCATGAAGGTAGATAATGTTACGTTCGTCGAGGTTGCTGTGAAGGGCATGACGAAGGAAGAGTTTATTAATGCGCACATTAAAGTCGTGTGGCAGGAACTGAAGGAAGCTGACCGCAAGAAGAAGCTCTCGGAAGTGTACGATGCGATAACTAAGTAACCGACGGGCTGGGGTGTGATTACAGCCCGGCCCGTTATATTTTTACTGTATGGCAGATTTTGATGAATTACATAGAGTTATTCATTCCATTGCATCCGGGTTTGAAGAGGAATGTATTAGGTGTATGGAAGAACATAAGAATGTGCTCGTTGATTGCATTCAGGAGCAATTATATTCCGGTCTGGACGGTACTGAACATCTATTGAATCCTGATTATGATACTGACACCTATTTTAACGAGCCCGGTCCCTGGCAGAACCGTGCGGAACAATATAAACGATGGAAGGAGAGGATAACTCCACCTCTTAGAAGTGAGATGCTTTATTTGCCACCGCGTCCGGTTGAGGTACCTAACCTCTTTATTACTGGTACTTTCTATGATAGCATAACTGCCGATAGAATTGATTCCGGGCTTCGATTCTCAACGAAAGGATTTACGGACGGTAGTTCTATTGAGAAGAAATACGGTGAGCAGATTTTAGGCATTGGTGATACAGCTAAAGAGTACTTTAATATTATGTATCTCCGTCCCTGGATGGAACGTTTCTTTTCAGAATGTGGATATCGGTAGAAAATGGCTTGTAGTTGCGAAATAAAAAAGATGCAGAGTGAACTGGAACGTATCAGTGATCTTGCAAAGAAAGCAGCTGTCTTGGATGGTTGCATGTATGTCGTTTATCAGAAAGAAGATGGTACCTATGCTTTTGATAAACTAGGAGTTGAGATAAAAGGAAAGATTGTTGAATATAGACATTACCTGTAATTATGGCAGATTTAAAATTAAAAGATTTCGTTGATGAGAACGATTTGCAGAAATTGGTGGAGCTTGATAATACTATTGAGCGTGTGAGGGCTGATTATGTTAATGCGGCCAAAGAATTAGCAAAAGGTTTGAAACTAAATGTAGAAGGCGTTGCTGATCTTGAAAAGTTGAGTAATCTTTATAATACCCAAGCAAAAACGGCTGGCTCTGCATCTGCTGAATTAACCGAGGCTCTTAGAAAACAGTCTGAAATAACTCAAACTGTCAGTAAGAAGATAGAGGAAAAGCTAAATGTAGAGAAATTATCTGCTGCTGAATTGAAGAAACTAACCAAGGCAAACTCGGATAATGCTGCGTCCTTGGAAAAGGCTGTTAAAGCGGAAGCTAACTTGACAAAAGCGCAGAATGCCGGTAATACTACTCGTAAGAAAGCTGTTTTATCTGAAGAAGAACGTTTAAAACTTATCAGAACTGCTATTATCTTGACTAATCAGGAAGTACATAGCCGTTCACAAGCAAAGGAAATGAATAAGCAGCTACAAAAGGCTGTTGATGTTTTGAAAGATACGGATGAAAACTATATTCGTACACTTGCCCGTCTTAATTCTACTATTGGAATCAACACTGATTACATAAAGCGAAATTCCGATCGATATAGTCAACAGAAAATGACCATTGGTGCATATCGGGAAGAAGTAAAGGCGGCATGGATTGAAATACAGAACGGTAATAAGTCCATGCAGAACATGGGAATTATTGCCCGGAATGCTGGAATGATGCTTAAAACGGAGATGGCTCCTGGGCTAAACAAAGTTGGTGCAGGATTGAAAGGGTGGGCTGCTGGATATATTGGTGCACAAGCTGTTGTTAGTGGAGTTGTTGCTTTATTTACAAAACTGCGTGAAGGAGTAGGTGATATTGTTAAATTTGAATTAGCTAATAGTAGGCTTGCTGCAATATTAGGAACCACTTCTGATAAAGTGAAGGAGTTAACTGCGGATGCTCAACGTTTGGGTGCTACAACGAAATACACTGCATCCGAAGCTACGGATTTGCAAATAGAACTTGCTAAACTAGGTTTTACTCGAAAAGAAATATTAGATGCAACAGAGCACGTTCTAAAATTTGCACAAGCTACCGGGGCAGAATTAGCAGATGCGGCTTCATTGGCAGGTGCTTCTCTTCGTATGTTTAATGCTGATACAAGAGAAACTGAAAGATATGTGTCTGCGATGGCTGTCGCAACAACCAAAAGCGCATTGTCGTTTTCATATCTCGCTACTGCATTACCAATTGTTGGACCGGTTGCAAAAGCCTTTAATTTCAGTATTGAAGATACTTTGGCTTTGTTGGGTAAATTATCGGATGCCGGCTTTGATGCTTCAATGGCTGCTACTGCTACCCGTAATGTTTTTCTAAATTTAGCTGATAGTAATGGAAAGCTGGCAAAGGCGTTAGGTAAGCCCGTTAAAACATTGCCTGAGTTAGTTGAAGGATTGAAATCGCTAAAAGAAAAAGGGGTAGACTTGAATACTACTCTTGAATTAACTGATAAGCGTAGTGTTGCCGCTTTTAATGCCTTTCTCACCGCTGTTGATAAAATATTACCACTTAGAGAACAGATTACTGGTGTAGAACGTGAATTGGGCGATATGGCTCACACGATGGGAGATAATGTTCATGGAGCTCTTGCTAACTTATCTTCAGCATGGGAAGCGTTTATGCTTTCTTTCTCCGAGTCAACGGGACCTGCTAAGGAGTTTCTTAATTGGATGGCTGATAAAATAAGAGGTATCGCCAATGATTTGAAATCTCCTGAAGAAAAAATAGAAAAGATAGATTATAATTTTAGAACACTTGCAAAAAAAGATGCGAACAAAAAGTTATTGGAAGTAGAAAAAGATTTTCAGGCAGAATATAAGAGGCTTATTGATGCTGGTGATACAGAGGAACAAGCATACACAAAAGCTGTTATTCAAATGAAAAATAAACGTATTGAAGTAACGGCCCAAGAGAGAGAAGCTTTAAAACGGATGAAAACTCGTGCTCAATATGCAACATCAGAGTTTGAAGATATGTCTTGGATAAAGAATGGTGCTGCTAAAATGTTTGGCTATTACACGTCGGAAGCAGAAAAAGCGGATAAGGCTCAGTTGGAATTTTCTAAAAACTTATTCAAAATAGCATCTAGCGATGAGTTTAATCGTGGACTTGATGTGATTGCAGAAAAGTTCCGTCCAAAGGGTAACGACAAAAATGGTTCAGGTATAACAGTCCTTACTGATAAAGAAAAACGTGAACAGGAAAAAGCTCTCAAAGAGAAGCTGAAAATTCATGAAACTTATCAGGAGTCAGAACTAGCTCTTATGGATGAGGGACTGGAGAAAGAACTTGCTAAAATTGGTGTTGCTTACTCGAAGAAGATTGCTGCCGTCAAGGGTAATAGCAAAGAGGAAATTGCTACACGTCAGAATTTAGCTAAGGAAATGCAGGAAAGGCTAGATGAGTTTACTATTAAGTATAATTCTGATCGTGAGAAGAAGGATGTTGAGAACGCTCTTGCTGTTGTAAAAAAGGGGTCCCAGGAAGAACTTGATTTGAAATTGCACCAGTTAGAATTGCAACGTGAAGCAGAAATTGATGCAGCAGAGAAAACAGGTGAAGATGTAATATTGATAGATGAAAAATATGCTAGGAAAAAACAAGAGATTTACGGAAAGTATGCTTCTGATCAGGTAGCATTGATTGCGGAAAATGCAGCCCATGAGCAAGAGATACGTGACGCTGCGTATGTAATGGATATGCTTGCTCTTAAAAAGAAGTTAGCATCCAAGCTAATAACAGAAGAGCAATATGCGATAGAGGAATACAATTTACAACTTGAATATGCACATAAGACTACTGAAGCAGCGATTGAAGCTTTGGAACTGGAATTAACCGTTGAGAATATTACTGCTGAAGAACGTACTAAGATTGTTACTCAGTTGTATGTTTTGAAGGCTGCTCTCGCTAAAAAGGAGGCAGAATTACAGATAAGTGCTATTCAAAATATTACTAAAGCTGAAGATAAAGCGTTAAAAGAACGCCAAAAGAATCTCAAAAAATGGTTGCAAACTGCATCACAAGCTGTAGGGACTATTGGAAATCTTGTTTCTACACTTTATGATGCTCAAATTGATAAGATAGAGGAAGAGCAGGATGCTAATGATGAAAAATATGATAAAGATGTTGAACGGGTTGATAAACTGGCAGAGTCAGGTGCTATTTCCGAAGAAGAAGCAGAAGCGCGTAAACGTGCTGCAAAATCTTTGACAGAAGCAAAAAATGCTGAACTAGAAAAACAAAAACAAGAAATGGCACGTAAACAAGCCATTTGGGAAAAGGCGACTAGTGTCGCTCAAGCTGGAATAGCCACTGCACTGGCAATAACTGAAGCTTTACCGAATATTCCTTTATCTATTGTTATTGGTGCCATGGGAGCAATTCAGGTTGCAACTATTCTTGCAACTCCTATTCCTTCCTATGCAGACGGTACTAAAGGTAATGATAGGCATCCTGGCGGTACCGCTTTAGTTGGTGATGCTGGTAAACATGAGGTTATCATGTATTCTGGAAAAGCATGGATTACTCCTGATGCTCCAACTTTAGTTGATATTCCTAAAGGTGCACAAGTCTTTCCTGATGTTGATAAGGTAGATATCTCTAATTTTGATATGCCGGATTGGGACTTTCCTACATTTTCACCGACATATTTTGCATCTTCTTCCGGTGACACCATTGTTTTCAATGATTATTCCCGATTAGAAAAAAGAGTTGATAGAACAAATCTCCTTTTGATGAAGAGTCTTAAAATGCAGCGTCAGGATGCGTCTAACCGTGATTTTGAACTGTATAAGTTGTCTAAACTGAAATAGCTATGATTGAAAGATTAAATCAGATAACATTGAATGATTTCATTGAGCTTTCATGTGGAAACTATGCTTGTTTGCTTTCGGGTCGCGGATCTGTGTCTGAAAGCATGCTTAAAGAGATGGCATCTAAATTAATTATCGAATACAGAAGCATTGTTAATCCTTCAGGTATGCAGGCTATGATTATGGACAAAGAGGATATGGTGAAGGAACGTGCCAAACTATTGAGCCTTCGTATATGTCAGACTCTTGTTTCTCTTGGCTTTTATGATGATGTTCGTCAGGTGTTGGGCCAACTAAATGTAGATATCCGGGATATGAGTGATGAGCAAGTTATATCGAAGCTTGATTATTTACTTCATTCTGCAATTTTTGAGCAAAAACGGAATGAGGAGAGACGCAGTGAGGAACATAAAGGAAGTAAGGCTACTCCTGAACAAATTCGTTCTTCTTTTGATGCAGAGATTGCTTTTCTAATGACATTCTTTAAAATGAGTATTGATTCCCGCGTAATTAATGCTGCTGTCTATGCGAATATCGTTCATCAAGCTGATGTTGAAATATCGATCAGAAAAAGAAGCACATGATAATATTGGTATTACATATATGCTGTAATTCGATTAATTTTTAATTAAAGCGAATTATTTCATACAGTCGTTTGTACATCTCCTTTAGAATCACAAACGACTTTTTTATGAATAGAAAAAACAGCATCCATTGTATAAATAGGCATTTATACAATGTTTTATTGTCAGAATTACGTACATTAGAGACGAAGTGTAATCGGATAACGGCAGAAGTGTCCGAGGTAAAAAAAATGATTGCCTTATTGCCCCCCGATATAGGCACTCTTATTAGTTCAATCGAGCGTTCTGCTAAGGAAATGCACGAACAAAGTATCATGCACCGGAAATATGTGGAAAGGTGCATTAATGGCGAACCGAAGATACACCTAATAAGGAGGGCTGACA